TTACACTATTTGCGATAAAGACATAATATCCGCGAATTGTAGACAACAGTTCAGTCAACAAGAACTGTTAGCGGTTTACTCTGCCGCTGGAGGTAGTCTTCAACACGGATTCAGGGAGAAGTCTTCGTATGCGATGGGAACTGTGTCTAGTCGTGGTGACAGTATAAAGTTGGTACCAATTAGAACCGATAAGTACAACTTTAAGTCGGTCAACGGCACTCTATACGTTAGTCGCGATTATCTGCGACGAAGTAACGTCGACACCGTTCTTAAGTCTGTGAGGAAACTAGTTGGTAGGAAACCTGTTAGAGTCGACAATTCTATTTTTTGCTATTTTGAACATCAGCACCTGATGAACAAAGCCTACGTTTTGGGCATGGTCGTCTGCTCCGACACTCTTACCGATGATGTGCTTCCTTATCAGATCTTTGACTTTATGAACATTAATTCATATGTTGATGATTTGAGAATGCGTGATGAACAGTTTGATCCAACCGCCGTAATACATGGAATGCCACTCGAGCATGAATTTTTGGCCGACGCCCCTGTGGGGACAATTGATGATGTCAAAACTATGTTAGACGTCATACAGCCATGGGTATTCCCCACTGACGACAGTGAACACTGGTTCATGTTGTCGACATGTGATCTAGACGTTAATTTGGATCATGTGTCCTATCCTGTGACTCGTAGTGTGGGAAAAAGAAAGATCTATGATAACTTAACCCCTGTCTTGAGAACAACTATGCCGAGAGTGCGAAACGCCGAGTTGCGTGAGAGTTTGCTTGCACTGGTCAAAAGGAATAAGAATGTGCCGGAATTGTCGTCATGTGTTGATTATGATGGTCTGAGTACTAAAATGGTAGACAACTTCGTTGTCTCGTTCCTAAAGAGAAGTGAACCGTTCCCGACGTTTGGGATATCGAGTAGTGAAATCGCCGATTGGTTGAAAGGGCAAGAGTTTAACAACTATGACTTGATTGTTCCTGATAGGTCTTTGACCCAGACCGATCTGGGATCGTACCAGTTTTCGATCAAAAAGACCCCGAAACCTATACTAACCTATGATGCTGAGCTGCAATATCAGGCTCTACAAACTATTGTCTGTCAGGGCAAGGACGTCAACACGCTTTTTTTGCCCCTTGTTTAGGGTGATAAAGGAAAGGTTGTTGACCCACTTGAAGGAAAAATTCTTGATTTACACAGGAATGAGTAATACGGAGTTTGAGAACATTCTGACTGACAGGTTCTTGGGCGATTTGGTTAGTGAGAGAATGAAGGTCGAAGTTGATATATCGAAGTACGATAAGTCTCAGGGGTTGTTGGCGTTGATGTTTGAGTGTAAGTTGATGCGATTTTTTGGAGTGGAGGAGGAGTACATTAATCTGTGGTACACCTCACATGTATTTTCAAAGTTAACAGATTTTTCGTCTGGTCTAAAAACGACCGTCGTCTATCAGCGTAAAAGTGGCGATGCAAGTACGTTCATCGGTAATACTATGTTTCTGATGGCTGTCTTATCAATGATTTATGATATGGACAGTATTGACATGGGACTGTTTGCCGGCGATGACTCACTTCTCGTGGGTGATTCTGCTAGCAAGAAAGTTGATTCTCTTGAGATTGGTAATTTGTTCAACATCGAGTGTAAGGTGTTTTACTATAGAAGTTCCTACTTTTGTTCGAAGTTCTTGGTAAACACTGGTAACAGAATATATGTTATGCCTGATGTAGTGAAAATGTCAATAAAATTGGGAAACAAGTCTTTGGTGAACTACGAGCACATGGAAGAATTCAGAGTTAGTTTTTGTGATTTGGTTTCGAATTATTCAAGTAAATTTTTATGTGATTTATGTTCGAGTGCCTTGGAGGAGCGTTATAATCTTTGTTTTGATTTTAGTTTAGCCACCAGTGCTCTCCACCACATTGTTACTAATAAAGATGAATTCGCTAAAATGTATTACGCTGCTGATGGTGCTAACATCTGCACTGACCCTAGCAGACCAAGATTCGATTAAGCTGATCGAAATATATCCGAAGTATTTCGACAAGTATTGGGTCGGGACCCATAACATCATTAAGGGTCGTTCGACGGTCAATTTGGACGTGACATTCGATCCTGATTGCGTCTTTTCGGTTAGCGATATACTATACAACACCATGTGTGTCGCTGACGATAAGTGTGGTACAATGACACCTTATCGTTCTAGAACTACATTGTTTGGGGAAACGTTCACTGTGTGCAAATCTCTGTTCAGCGCCGATAGTGAAGAAAAGTCATTTTCGTTATTCACAATGGAATTTAATAATCATATTGAGGGTCTTAATGAGTCTCATTATGTGCCTTATTTCCTGATCGGTGGGAACAGGGTTATGCCGCCCATATGTTCAAAATTTGTCCTGAGATCAGCCATGAAAGAGAAGAAATACCAGAGAACCCTTTTCTGTTCGAACAAAGATCGTTCGGGTGATAGCTGCGAGAGTAAATATGGAATTGGTGCCTATGGTAACATTCCAGACATGTTAACTCAGCGAAAGATCGAGTTTGAGGACAATTCCTATCACATGAGTTATAGTTTGTTGGAGATGTATTTTCACATGCCCAGTTGTAAGACAATCGATTACACGGACACATCGTTGGGTGCAGGTTTTGAGGTGCACACCGATGTCGTCGATGGTATAGATTTGTATTTCGATAACAACCGAAAGAGTTACACCTACGCTGCTACGTTTGCATCTCCTTTATTGTACACCAATGCTTCTGAACATGCTTCGGATAGAGAATTGGGTGGTGTACATTCGTATTTGTACTCATGTTTTGGAAAAGGTCCTTATAATAAGCATCCGTATTGTTTGTGTAGTAACTGTTATGTATTGAAGTCAGGTTGCACGGTAACCTATTGCAATCTAGGGGGCAATCCGATCCCTAACGACTTCTATTTCACTAACTATCGTGACATTAAACATTTTCACAAACATACTATACCTGGTGTATCGTCCGCGTTCAGAGTGGTCGGGGATGTACTGGTACAAGTGGTCAAAACAGCTACCGTTTTGATTACTCGACTGTTCTCAGCTATGGTAGTCAGTTTTTGGAACACTGTGAGTTTCCACAAGAGAAATGTCTATGCCTATGTAGACACTTTTGATTTTAGTAACTTTATGAATAAATCTATTTTCTTTGTTTTGGACTTCATCGTATTAAATAAACTATTCATCCCTTTCTGTTTGTCCGTTCTAACTTTTATTTATTCCGACTCAAAATTTATTAGTTTGCTGGTGCTTTTATTATCTTTTATCATTATGCCAGCCGAGTCCAGATTTATTAACCCACAAATGTTTGTCGCTTACTGTGAAATTGATCGTGACATAAACAACACACTAATATTTGACGACACCAACATCGTTGTTCGCTATGGTAACAATAGTTTCCTGGTCGACAATAGATTTGTCTCGTTCATAACACCGAACGTTAGAATGTCCGAATGTGAATTGTCTTCTAGTGTGTTTGTTGGTAGTCCAAGTCAGTCGGTGTATAATGCACAACTGAATTCGACTAATGTCTGCGCTGCGAAACCATCGCCTGATTGCAAATATGCAACAGTAACACTCAGATTCGTGCAAAGAATCTGTGAGCGCATATACTTCAACACATGTCATTTGGCAAGGGTTTGATGGGTATTAACGGATTTTCTAATTTTATAACAAGTAAATTTATTTAATTTTTATAATGAGTTCACCTACAAGATTTAATAATTTTCGTCTAAATTGTTTAGTTTTATTAGTAACAATAATATTTTTGATTTATTCCCACTATGAATTCGCGAAAGATGCGTACGATAAGACCAATCGCTATCTCGACGGCGTGGAGATTAAGAGCACGCCGTATGGCGACTTCTTTTACCACGGAGGACGTATTTTCAGATATAATAAATACCACAATTTCAGTGGTATCTAGAGCTGACGTGATGGCCGCTGTCATCATGTCTTTCGTCTTCGCTATTACACACATGGCCGACTTTAAAGCAGGTCCCATCGGTGCAATATTGGCCAACCATGATTCAGCGTTGGCTAAGTTCCTAACAACGAACTCGCATAAATTAGTTGGTTTAGTCATCTTTCTACCAACAATTGTTGCATCGGGCAAAAAGCTACTACCAATGTTATTTTTGACCACATTGGTTATTTTCATCAGTCCGGCTATGATCGTGTATATGTACGCAATAGGTTCTTACATGACCCTAATGTTTACTAAAAGTCGTCGGTCACTCACAAGAGTTGTGGTTGTTGTCGTTTTCATGGCGTTGGTGTATTTCAACGACAAATTTAAGTGGGCTGAGAAAGACGTTGCGCACGCCCCACAACAACGCACTACTGGCTAACAATCTGTTAGTTGTGGTTTAACGAGTTTCCACATAAAAACCTTTCGCGATATTCTAATTGGTAATATCAAAGTATTCTAAATTTCTTTATTTATTCATTCTTATTTTTCTTTATTCTAT